TTTGGTATCTCACCTTTATCTAGGAAGTCTTGGAAGGTCTTCTTAATGTTTGTTGGTAAAATACAATCTTCAATAGTTTTGGGTCGATACTTCTCAACCCACAAAAATTCATCACGCATAATCATTCCAAAGGTCGAACAAATTCATTAGACACAATATCAGTTGCCTTCAATTGTTCTTTCATATATTCTACACCAAGTTCAGGTGTAGCGGTATCCCCACAGGTAAAGACATCACAAACTGCCATACCTTTCTCTGGCCATGTGTGGATACTGATGTGACTCTCAGCAAGCATAGCAATACTAGTAACCCCTTGAGGGTCAAACTTATGTACTGCTAGGTTGAGTAAAGTAGAGTTACATTCTTTTGTTGCTCTATACAAAAGCATCCGAATGAACTCTTTATCATCAAGAAGTTCAAAC